CCACGGTATTTCCAGTGCGAGAGACATCAATGGTGCCAATATTCCCATCATTGTCGATAGTGCCGTACTCGCTGACTGATACATTTGTACCGTCAACAAGAATTGTTAATTCAGTTGCATAGAACTTATTGTCCCCTGCAGAGGTCTTTGATATTGAAATAATATACTTGACCATGCGCCAAACTGTAGCATCAAAGTTATCAATGACAGTTACATTTTCAATGCCGTTGACTTCATTTTCGTTGTTACCCTTTGATCCCAAATCTGTTGCTTGGGCTGAAGCGGTATCAATTAAGTCTACGTAATTTTCTTGAGTTGGTCTATCTCCTGTTTGGAATAAACCTTTTACATCTGAAATTGATATTTTAGCCATGTCGCAATTATATCACCCTTTTAATTAGATAATTATAGAATATAGTTGCTATAGCCAATAACTTGTAGTGGAATTGCTGGGGTATTTCCTAAACCAATAGCCACAATTTGAATGGCTGAAAACTTAACTCTAAAAGGAAGTATGTCTGTTACTAAGGTGTTTCTTGTAAAGTCTTCTACCTGAATTAAGGGGTAGTCAATAGGAAAAATTTGTTTTGTTTTACCATTAAGTTCATCAAGTATTAATGCTGTGGCCATTAATCTGTTACATCTTCAAGAATCTTCATGCTACCCTGGCAAACTGTCCAAACTCTTGTTGGATCGCTAACCTGGATATCAAAGATGTCTCCTGTCTGCAATACATTGGATTCTTCTGCTGTAAGCCAAACTGTAAATTCTCCAACAAGGTCATCTTCATCTGCAACTGGATGCAAAGCCATTATTGTAGTTGCATTATCAGTGATGACTCCTTTGTCTGATGCAAGGGTTGGTCTCTTAATCTTCATAGCAATATCCCATTCAGATCCAGCACCTTTTAAAATTAACGGGACTTTTGCATCGTCTGTTACATAAACTTTAAAACCAGAAGTATCTCCACGAACGACAGTCCAAATAACAGTTGGAGGTGGATTACCTATATTATATAATGATTGAGATCCTCTTAAAGTTGCCATATTGTTATTATATCACGACAAACCGTCTTTGAGTGCGCCCCAAGTACCGTTTCCTTTTGTTTGAACAATTAACATTCCGCCAAAGGATTTGGTCTCATTAATTGCAACAACTCCTACATATCTTGCTGGCCCTGTTGATGGACGATTTCCTACAAGCGTTCCAGTTGAATCTATATAAACTTTTGTTCCAGCAGCGCCAAGATACACAGTATTCATTTGTATAATTCCAGAAACTACAACAACACCATCTCCACCATTTTCGCTTGCAGGAAGTATATCTGTCTGAGTCAAGCCAAGAATTGCAACATCTGGATTATGTGTAGGGCTTGATGGATTATATTTTTGTACCGTTGTTTTATATTTCCCTCCATGAGAAACTTTTCCAGAAATAAAAACGGGAGTTCCAGCAGGCAATGTTAGAGAAGAACTGTCATTTCTTACAGGAGAAGCAACACTAGTCATTCCTAGTGGTGGCAAAATATTATTTAAAGCATCTACTAAAACTTTAAAATCTCCGTGTACATTGACTGGATCTGAGGCAATAGGATATGAAAGTGAGGTAGGATAATTAGATGCGTATTGTGGCATAATCTTTATTATACCACCCTCTAAAGTTGATTTATCAAAAATCTCATGCTATACTTAGTAGTAACACCTACCAGGGTGTTATTGTTTTCTAAGGAGGAAACTATGATTAAATTTATCGAAAGAAACAAAGAGATCATTAGCACACTCAGTATCGTTGCATTAGTGTCGGTTATGTCCAATGCTAGTGCTTCTTCAGATCTTGATACAAAAAACAATCTTAGCCTTGAACAGGCTCAGACATCGGAACCCGCCTCGAAAGAGGTTTTTTTGGTTTCTAAGACAAAAAAACTAGAGAGTTTTGAGAACAAGGTTTCTCTGACTGATTTAGAACTAAAGGAACTGCTTTCTCTAGTAGGCTTCAAGGGTAAAGACCTTGTTGTTGCTTGGGCAGTGGCCAAGAAAGAATCTAATGGGAGACCATTGGCTTTTAATGGCAACCACAAGACTGGCGACTCGTCTTATGGAATGTTTCAAATCAATATGATTGACGGCCTTGGTCCTGATCGTAGAGATAAGTTTGACATTAATTCTAATGCCGAACTATTCAATCCCGTCAAGAATGCAGAAATTGCCTACTATATGACAAATGGTGGAGATGACTGGTCTTCTTGGAAGGGTATTACCCCAAGAACCAAATTCTGGATGGCTAAATTTCCTAAATAAGCGGACTTAAAAACACCTGTAAGGTTATTCTATTACTAGATGACTTTACAGGTGTTATTCCATGTGAATACCCTGAATCATTTACAACGGCTTTATTAAATGTTGGCTCAATGTTTTTCCATTCATTATTCTCTGGATTAAGCCAATTAAACATTCCTCCATCATTATATTGCCAAGTTTCATTTAAATACACAGTAACGGCTCTACTATATATGCCGTCTGAGTGAACTGGAATGTAGGAATCTTTTGACCAAACATAAACCATTGCAGATCTTGAACTGATTAACGGAATATCTCTATTTTTATCGAATATTAACTTATCTTCAAGAATTGATTGTAGTTGAGGTAAAAACTCATCTGGAAGTCTAATACACACGACTACAGAACTATCCTCTACTATTCCTTTATCCCAAGCCTGGTTTGTCCAAACAGAGTTTAGTCCAGATCTCCCAGACACAACATCTAGCCCAAAGTTGTAATATTTTTTTGCTAGGTCAATTGGTAAAAAATCTTTAAATTCTTTCATTTTATAAAAACCTTTCTGATATATCGTCATTTGCAAACTCTGCTGGAACTGCAACTTTGTAGTTTTCATTCAAATAATGATGTAAAACTAGTTCAGATGTTGGGTTTATCCAGGGCTCTAAGTGTAGCATAACATGTTTCTTATTATAGAACCTCGTTTGAATCCCGATGCTTTTATAATATTCATATAGGGCATATTGGTCAATGACCCATAGGGTTTGGCTATACATTTCTTCGGATATCTGATTTTTTGCATCTATTAGTTTAAGGTTTATGTATTCTTTCATAAACTTAAACATATTTTTTTCTGTGTGTATTAAATTTTTACTAAATAAAACCTGCCCAGCATTAAGTCCATTATTCTCAACATTAAGACTTTCCATAATATCGTAGCAGTTGTCTTCTCTTGTATAGATAGATTCCGTATTCCCATATATAGAAAATAATATTTCTGGGTCATTATAAAAAATAGTATCAGTATCGACATAAAGAACATTATCATATCCTAAACTTCTTAACGTTTCAAATGTGTTTGTCCACCTATGCCAAAGTCTTTCTGCATTTTTTGAGTTATCATAATCAATGTTTGGTACGTTATAACTAGGTATTTTAAAATATTTAAAAATAATATTTAAACTTTTATATTTTTCTATACTAGAAAAAAAATTTTTATCTGAAATGTATGCATAAACATCTATATTTTTATTAAACCTTCTAAGTCTTGACACTGAATAAATCAACTGTCTAAACCTAGAAGAGTCTTCAAATTTTTCTTCACCTGAATTAATAGAATAAACTATTGCATTTTTCATTATCTCATCCAAGAGACTACGGCATATCTTTCGCCTTCAATAACTGGTAATACTGAATGATTATAAACATATGTTGATGGGAAGACTATCATCTGGTTTGCTTTTGGTTTAAAAGCAATATCAAACCTAGGAAACAATATTTCTCCACCTAAATAATTATCATTTATATAATATGTTGTAGAAATTCTTCTATGATAATCTTGGTGATCGTCAATGTGGTTTGTAAACTTTTGACCAACTCCATACTTTAATATTGCGTAAGAATCATGCCATGGTGCTGCAGTACCAAAATAACTTTTATAATCTCTTTCTATTGGATCAAAATTTTCAAAGAATAGATTGTTTAGTGTTGAATTAAAAGAAGATTGAAGACTAGTAAAGTCTTCAGAAATTGCTCCATAATATGGAACCCCAAAGGTACTGGTATCTCTTGAATCTGTGTTTACTCCAGGATCACTGTCAGCCTTTACTGATGCTGGAACCCATAAAATATTTGCAGAAACAAGTCCTTCTTCAATATCTTTATATAGATTCTCACTGTTAGGAATTACATTACTATAAACCATTATTCCTGGTGCTATTTCTTCTTTTATCATTTTACCATTTTCCTAAAGGGCAGGTCGCTAGTTCTAATTTTGTTTTTGCTGACATAAAGCATCCACACTTTCTACACTGTGTAGTTAATTTTATTAGTTCTGGACAGGCTTTGCATATTTCAAGCCTTGCGTCAGATACTGCAGAGTCTTCAACATATTTTACTGGATTAAGCATATCCCAAGGTCTTGTTTGTCCAAGATTTTGTTTATACTTTTGCCAAGGACTTAAATTCTCAGGCATTTATATCTTCAAAAGTTATTGTAGGGTTGCTTTGTAAAGCAGCAATAATCATGTTCGAGTTTAAATCTCCAAAATAAATGGAATAAAAAGAATGAACTCCATCAATACAAAAAGAAAATGAACAATTAGGCTCTTCTGGCCTTGGTTGTGTTTTGTGGACTACACCTTCTTCTCCAACAAAATCATTTCCATTCCAAACATCACCAACTCTAGGCATATAATCTAAGTTTGAAACATCTACGACTGTTGGGTTTAAAGATAAAGCATTAAACATCGTTGACAAAAGTGGATCCTCTGTTGTCATAGCAACTTCATCAAAGTTAATTGAAGAAAAAAATATTTTATCTTCTTCTATATTTAAATAAAAATCTCTTTTTTTCATGTTATATCTCCTTTCTTATAAGTATACACTAAGATATTATCCGCAGGCACCAGCAGTAACAACCCAGGTTTGGGTAGTTCCACAATTACTTACTTGTCCAGTACATAGGTCAACTCCACAACAGAATGGGCCAAGTCCTTCCCAGAACTGATCTGTACATCCTGTAGGGGTAGGTGCTACAGGGGTAGGTGCTACAGGGGTAGGTGCTACAGGGGTAGGTGCTACAGGGGTAGGTGCTACAGGGGTAGGTGCTGGGGCAGGTGCTGGGGCAGGTGCTGGAGCAGGTGTAGGGCTAGTACATCCTGAGCAACTGTTATGATCAAAGTATGTTGTAACACAGTCGCTATTCCAAATCTCGTCGTAAGTTACGCATGCTCCAAAGAAAGAATTATACTGACAAGGCCCAGCAGTTTTTACTGAATAAGGAATACATGTTGGTGTAGGTGCTACTGGTGTAGGTGCTACTGGTGTAGGTGCTACAGGTGTAGGTGCTACAGGTGTAGGTGAAACTGGAGTTGGGGATGTAGCACAATTTGTTGGAGCAGCAGGTTGTGAAACTGTAGAACAAGAAATACTTGTTGCACCAGAATTTGTAAATAGTGTAGTGTAGTCTGAACAGGCAGTGTTAATATTGTTAGAAATAAAATTACTTCCATCAATTGTTATTGCTCCTGATGTTACTGGAGCACCGCTTTGACAATATGAAAGATAAATTGTTCCAGGAACTGGTACTGATGGGCAAGAAGCACCATACCCAAGTTGTGCTACTATCTGTTCGCTACTTAAAGACGGATTAGTTGTTGTTCCAACATTTACAGTTCCACCTGCTGTTGCAGTTCCGTAGTATCCACCTCTAGAGGCAGGGATTATTGGATCACAGGCAGTATAAATATTATAAGTTGTTGGTGCTACAGGAGTTGGAGCAACTGGAGTTGGTGCTACAGGAGTTGGAGCAACTGGAGTTGGTGCTACAGGAGTTGGTGCAACTGGAGTTGGTGCAACTGGAGTAGGTGCTACAGGTGTTGGAGATACGGGTGTAGGGGTTGGACTTACGCTGTTAAGTAAGTTTCCAAAAAAAAACCATGTGTTGTCGGCTATTTTAACTAAAGTTCCTTTTGAATACTGACCATCTAAAGATTTTATACTAGACTTGCTATTAATTGATACTGCTCCACTGCCTTCAGATACTGTTACTGATCCAGTTCCTGTTTGAATTATGTCAATTGAATATCCTACTGGAATTGGTACTGAAGCGTTTTCTGGAAGTGTTACAGTCATTGGGCTAGAAGAATATAAAATAGCAGTCTTTCCGACATCGCTTGCTGATAAAGTAAAACTTGCTGTTTTTGTTACAACTGTTCCAGTATTTGCAATTTTAGGCTCAAGGTCAAATCTATCATCAACGGAGTTCCAGTCAATTCCATTTCCTGCAAGATCTGGATAGGCCCCTGTTGCTCCATTTATTGCATTTGTAATTGCAGCAGTTCTATTTACTATTTCTGCTGCATCTGCGTCGGCAAGATCTTGTAAGTGTTTAGCAATAGATGGATTTACAAGATTTGCTTTGTTTGTATTAGATCCATCATAACTATATGATCCATAGTGATAAAGTCTTAGCGCTGCCTGAATATCTGCTGCATCTGAAAGACCAGGAACTTTGGTAGGGAAAAATCCAGTACCACTAACGGTATTATCAATATTTTCTGCTGCCATTATAGATCACCCTGTTTCATTATACCACCGTAATAAAAAGATGAACATATTTTGGACCAGTC